CGTATAAGTGAAAGTTTACTAGGCCACATGTTTCCCCCAAACCTACAGCACCGTTAATCATCACTGCACACAACACAACCATAAAATCATCAATTAATAAATGTTATCCTAGACAAACACGTTAACGCATGCTATAATAAGTTCATCGAAAGGGCCAAACCTTTCAGCTCCTTGAAAACTCAATAACTATATCACACTATCCAAAGGAGGACAATATGACATTCTATATCTATGAGTTTTACGCTGATGGTGTTAAAGATAAATTTCTGACCGAGTGGCTTTCTGATGAACAAATAGCTACTATTGCTAAAGTATGCGACTACGACTTTGTAAAATGTTACGAGTCAGTCAGAATGCGCTGTAAAGGAAAATTTCTGTATGAGAAGGAGCTAGAGGCATGAAATACGTTGTCAAATACTATCATAAACACAACGGAACATGACATCTCTCCGTTAAAGTTACAACCGACTTCGACCTTTTCACCAATTACCTCAAAGTAATCGAAAGGTGCAACCAATACAAGCTCTACTCCGTATCCACCGACTGGGAAGGAACCAAAAAAAAAAATGACTAGCTGGCGTGATTTCTGGATCGGAACCTTCTTCGCTTTGATTTGCCTTACCTGGTTGGCAAGTATGATCATAGCAATCGCAGCACTCTGTCAGTATTTCGGGTGATCAAATGACCGACTACGTAATCTGCGTCCTAGCAATCATAATCTTCTGGTCAGCCTACGTGATCTATAGAAAGGGGCACAAATGAAATACAACGTGACGATTTACGCAGTTGCCGATGGAAGTATTATAGAAGATACTGACTTCTATGCCGATACTGATCACGAGGCAACCGAATATGCCCTCGTTCAGGCGCAGTTTAAAGGGTATGAGGAATATCTTCTTAAATTGAGAAGTGATGACAAGTCTTTCCACCTTATGTGCACATGCAACCGCGGAACCCACATCAAAGTCTGAACCTTCGATTTTCCAACACCAATACCTTATGGAGATTCTGTGAAAAGAAGGGATGTCGATTCGATCCGCTCTGATCAGACCTAAAATTGAACATGCAGGGTTGTTAACCAAACGAAAGGATCAAGATGAAAAACATTACCCGCACTGTAACCAACTACCTTATCACCGCCTATGACCTCGTGGACGGAGAGAACGGCCCGGAAGTGTCGGTCGTGGCCCAGGTGACGGCTCTTGCCGTGTCCATGACCAAGTCCGAGGCCCGCGCGGCCCTGGCCGAGGCCATCGGCTCCAAGCTCCCGAAGGGTATCACCATCAAGTGGGAGCCGCAGGCGACTTACACCTACGCCATGCCTCTTGAAAAGTTCATCGAGAATGCCGTCGTTATCAAGGAAGGGGAGTAAATTATGTTCAAGGAGATTAAGCCCGAGGATGTTGCGTCCAACGAGATTATCGCCGTGTCCGAGGCCGACGTTTCCACCGGCCTGCGTGAGTACAACGTTCGCGAGCTGGAAGCCCAGAACTTGACCGCTATCTGCACGGTCAAGGGCGACACGCCAGAGGAGAAGGCCCTGGTTTTCAACGCTGCCAACAACCCGCAGCACAAGATCAACGATTTCATCAACAAGAAGATCATGGTGAAGGACTTCTACGCGGAGACGCTTGAGCTTGTGAACAATGAGACCGGCGAGGTTGAAAAGGCTCCTCGAATCGTGCTTATCGATGACCAGGGCGAGGCATACGAATGCGTTTCGGTTGGCATGTTCTCCTCCCTGAAAAAGCTGATTGCCGTGTTCGGTGCCCCCACGTGGGAGACCCCTATCCCGGTTGTTATCAAGCAGGAGAAGGTCAAGAACGGAACCATGCTCACGATGAGCGTCCAGTATTAATCCCACCTGCATATCAAGGACACAGGCCGCTGGAAATGGCGGCCTTTCCTGTAAGGAGACATTGTGACGCGCGACTTTCTTAACCTTGCATCCAAAGACTTAATGTCGGAGTTCGTCTATTCCTCGGTAGGGCGTGTTCTCAAAAAAGAGCTGTGGGGTTCGAAGCCGGTGCCCCAGTGTGTCAGCATATATGTCTACCATGCATCCACTGATAAGTTCGAGTATATGTTCACCAAGGATGACCGGATTGATTTCAAGCGAGACTTACCCGAAGAGGTAGAAGAAGTACTTCGAGCATATTCTACTTGCAACGACTCCGAGATTATTCTTTATATGCACAGAGCTGGCATCGAGATAGTTTCCAAGCACCGCCAACACCCATTCTAAGGAGGTGATCGCATGCAAACTAAAAACGGAGTAGTTTACGACTTATCTAACACACCTTTCATCGGAACCTATGGGCAATACGACTTCGCATTTTCCAGTGCCACGCACTTGGTTAAGTTCAACGACAAGATCGGTATTCGCGTGCCTTGGCTGAACGACAGTTTTTCAAAGCGCTTCCATGTTAGCATCGACGTGAGCATACTCGCCGTCATTCAGCTCTATATGCAGGTTGAAACCCGAGGCTTCCGGATCTACGACAATGCGCGAGGGAGGTGTTATCTATGCCCCGAGAATATAATATTGCATGGACTGACAGTCAACGAAAGCGACTGAACAGCGCGGTGAGGCGCTACAACAACGCGATTAGAAAAGCTGTCAAGACCAACCCGAGTGCAGCTGAATTTCTCCCACCCGAAGTCAAGTACCAGGAAGTCAAGTCCAATATAACAACCTCGCGAGCGCTGAACAACACGGTGAACCGCCTGAACCGAATCACAAAGCCCCGAGCCCTGGAGCTGGTGCGTCAGCAAGATGCCTCGATCGTCACGCGCTACGAGAGAGGTGAGTACTCGATCCTTCGAAGTGTGCGCGAGCGCGCCAAGTCCATGCGCGCGAAGAAGCTAGGAATCCAGCAGCCAAAAGGGCGAATGGGAAGTTTAGAGCAGGCGAAGCTCTCCCCGGACAAACGGCCTGTCAGCTCTCTTTCATCCAACGCCATCAAGCGCTTCCTGAAGAATATGGAGCGAGAGATGAACATGTCAAGAAAAGACAAGGCACGAAGGTACTACTCCAATTACATGCGAGCCATGCGCAACGTGTTCGGCGGGTTCGAGGACTATGACAATGTTATTGATACCATCGAGAACGTCATTCTCGAAATGGCCGAAAAGGACTTGGATAAGCTTTTCAAGTCGATAGATGGCGCCCCCGATATCGAATATATCTACGAGCCGCAGGCGCGTGAGGATAAGCTAAAGCGCATCTACGAGTATTGGACGGGGTATTATGATTGAGGATAAGCTTTTAGACACTCTTTGCTGGGATAACTATGAATGGGAGGATGAGTATGTGCCTAGCTATGCCGCCGACTTCGAGACAACGACTGTGGCCGATGACTGCCGAGTATGGGCATGGGCCGTTTGCGAGGTAGGCCGCCCAGATGATCTGCAATATGGTAACTCAATTGTAACGTTTATGGATTGGTGCGAAGTGCATGCAGGGAGCCGAGTGTATTTCCACAACCTCAAATTCGATGGTAAGTTCATCCTCTCGCACATTATGCACAACGGCTGGAGGTGGATACCGGTAAAGGAAGAATGCGGCTCGAAGAAGTTCACAAGCCTTATATCGGATATGGGCCAGTTCTACTCCTTGAAGCTTTGGTTTTCCGAAACCCAAGCTGTGGAGTTTTTGGACTCGTTGAAGATCATTCCCCTCCCCATTGCGGCTATACCTAAGGCATTCGGCTTAAAAATTCAGAAGCTTGATCTTGACTACGTTGAATACCGAGAGGTAGGGCATGAGCTGACGCCCGAGGAGAAAGAGTATATCTCCCACGACGTGCAAATTGCAGCGCAGGCCCTCGATATCATGCACTCACAAGGCATGACCAAGATGACGGCAGGCTCGAACGCATTCAAGGAATACACCAAGTCGGTAGGCGGTCGCCGCCGTTTTCGTGATTGGTTTCCAGAACCCGATTACGACGCAGATTTGCGCGCCGGAGGCTGCTACAAGGGCGGGTTCACGGCGGTCAACCCTAAGTTTGCGGGGCAAATCGTCGGCCCCGGATGCTCTTTCGACGTGAACTCGCTTTACCCTTCCGTTATGGCAGGGGTGCACGGAGAGGTGCTTCCCTACGGAACTCCGAAAGTTTATGATGGAGAATACGTTTACGACCCAGAATACCCGCTATATATTCAGTATCTGGAAGCGGACTTCAAGATCAGGCCCGGTTTCATTCCCTGCCTCCAGCTCAAAGGAAACCGCATGTTCGGCACGACCGAGTATATTACGGATTCCCACGGTCCGCAGGTGATGTGCCTTACGCAAGTCGATCTGGAGCTTTTGAGGAAGCACTATATAATAGATGACATTCGCTATATAAGAGGTTACAAGTTCAAGGGGTCGAAGTACTTGTTCCGCGACTACGTCGACACGTGGACGGAGGTCAAGACCCATGCATCGATAGAAGGCAACGAGGGCATGCGAACCATCGCAAAGCTGCTGCTGAACTCGCTTTACGGAAAGATGGCGACGAACCCAGTCAAGCAATCGCGCGCACCATACCTTGAAGACGGTGTGGTTAAGTTCAAGCTCCTTCCCGAGGAATATAAGGAAGGAGTGTACCTTCCGGTGGGTGCGTTCATCACCAGCTATGCCCGCTCTTTCACGATATCCGCTGCCCAAGCGAACTACGACCGGTGGCTCTACTCTGACACCGACTCGTGTTATTTCATCGGCACCGAGTCGCCGAGGGGGTTCCGCGTTCACGTTACAGACTTAGGCGCCTGGAAGCGCGAGCACGATTTCGAGCGCTTCAAGGCGCTTCGCGCGAAAACATATTGCTTCGAGGAGGCAGGCGAGCTGATTATCCACTGCGCGGGTATGCCGACGCGGTGTCACACACATGTCACTATGGAGAACTTCGAGTATGGTTCGTCGTTCGAGGGAAAGCTAAAGCCAAAAGACGTGAAAGGTGGTACAATATTGGAAGATACAATGTTTACTATACACAAATGAGGAGGTAACTATGGCAAGTCGATTCATGCCGACGCTTCGCGACCTGGCGATGGAGCCGGACGAAGACCGCAGGCTTGAAATGGCGGCGGAGATCGACCGAGATGCGGCCGATCTGGACGAGAACTGGGGCAATCGGGAAGGTTACGCAGAGGTAGAGGCCGAGCGAGACCGCATCGCCGCCGAGCGCGACGAGGCTATCGTCGACCGCGATGAGTGGAAACGGCGCTATGCAGATCGGTTCTTCGGCGGCCGCGGAGAGGTGATGCGCAACCAGGAAAATGATATTAAACGAGATGGACGGCCGCAGTCGTTCGCTGATTTGTTTAAGGCGCGAGACGCCTACGAAGATTAGGAGTATAATATGCCTACTAAGCCTAAAGCAGAAGATATCCAGGCTAGCCGCGGTAAGATCAATCCGCAGGCAGTAATGGAATATACGTTGTCCGAGACCCCCGAGTTGGCTGATCCGCTTGTTGCCCGAAGCGCGGCCAACGGCAACAACGCCGTCACGCGCGACGCGCAGGGCAACATCGTGGTGAACTCCTCCACGGACTCCATCCACGTCATCGGCGACTATATTACCAACTACGAGCCTGCGGCGAATGCGTTTTTGCATGCCCTGGTCAACCGTATCGGCATGACGATCATCACCTCAAAGCTCTACGACAACCCCTGGGAGTTTATGAAACAGGGCTGGCTGGAGTTCGGGGAGACGATCGAGGAGATTTACGTCAATATCGCCCGCCCCTTCGGGTACTCGCCTTCCAAGGCCGAGACGGACGTTTTCAAGCGCGAGATTCCGGATGTTCGCGCCGCCTTCCACCGCATGAACTACCAGAAGTTCTACAAGGTGACTATCTCCAACGACCAGCTCCGCCAGGCCTTCTTGTCCTGGACGGGCATTTCCGACCTTATCGCACGCATCGTCGACTCGCTCTACACGGCCGCCAACACCGACGAGTACTATATGATGAAATACATGGTGGCTAACGCGATTGTTCGCGGTTATATCCAGCCGGCGGCCATCCCCGAGGCCACTAAGGAGAACTCCGTTGATGTTGCAACCGAGTTCCAGGCCATGAGCGAGCTTCTTCGTTTCCAGTCCACGAAGTACACCATGAGCGGCGTTACCACGCACACGGACTTCGAGGATCAGTACTTGATCATGGATGCCCGCTTCCGCGCGACTATGAACATGAACGTCCTGGCCACGGCGTTCAATATCGAGTACCGTGAGCTTATGGGTCGAATCGTCACGGTCGATGACCTGGCAAGCCATGACTGGGAGCGCCTCACGATGCTCTTCACCGACCCGGACACGGGCGAGGTCGATCCGAACTTCCATCAGTTCACCGAGACCGAGGTGGCCACGCTCCAGTCGTGCCCGGCGGTGCTGGTGTCACGTACCTTCCTCCAGATCTGGGACAACTTCCGGAACATGACCGAGCAGTACAACGGCCAGGGCCTCTATTGGAACTACTGGCTGCATCTGTGGAAGACGTTCTCCATCTCCCCGTTCAGCCAGGCCGTCGCCTATACGTCCCAGGCGTGGAGCGTGACCGGAGTCACGGTGTCGCCGACCACGGCATCCGTGGACAAGGGCCAGGACGTCATGCTCGCGGCCAAGGTGGCCGGCACCGGCATCATCAACCAGAACGTAACGTGGTCGATTGCCGGCAATGCCAGCTCGGGCACCTACGTAAACGGCGGCAAGGTTCACGTGGCTGCCGACGAGACGGCGACTACGCTTACCGTCACGGCAACCAGCGTTGGCGACCCGACGAAGGCAGGCAACGCCACGATCACGGTAAATGCGAGTGCATAAACCTAGCCCGATGGTGGGAGGGCGAAAGCCCTCCCTTTTCTTTAGGAGGTGAGTATGTCTTTTCAACCAACTTCCAAGGTTTACTTCGGCACCGTGCCCTGGAACCCGTCGTACCGGCATGTGCGCAAATACCCGAGCCGTGACGCGCAGTTCAGTGCTATAAAGTCAATGTGCCAGTCGGGCACCGAGGACTACACGTACCAGCGCATGGACAATGCTGTTACGGTTCCTTACAACGCCGAATCTTTGTACGGCATGAACTACTGCATGTTTCAAAACGCGAATTACGGTTCGCGCTGGTTCTACTCGTTCATCCTGCGTATCGAGTACGTTAACCCTACGTCCTCTAGGCTCTATCTTCAAACCGATATCATGCAGACGTGGTTTCCCGACTGCACCGTGAAGTCCTGCATGGTAGAGCGCGAGCACGTGAACGATGACTCTATCGGAGCGCACATCAAAGACGAAGGTATCAACCCCGGTGAGCTAAAATGCACCTACAGCGCACTTGACAATAACAACATGGATTGCTATATGGTAGTGTCCAGCGCCGTAGAACCGCTGAAAGATGGAACCTATGTCAACAACGGCGGAGACCGCTATATGGGCGTCGTTTCTGGAACTAGTCTCTCTGTGTTTCTGACGATCGATCAGCTCAAAGGGTTCATGACAGCTCTATCCAACAACGGCCAGCAAGACGCCATCAGCGCCGTGTATATGGTTCCTCGCAGCGCGATCCCGAATATTGTCGCCAAAAACAACGGGTGGGGTTACTGGGTAGACGCCAACTCGGCCACGCCGTCCACCACGCTGAACTACAATCTTGGGTTCACGAACCTGGACGGTTATACTCCTAAAAACAACAAGATGTTCTGCTATCCTTTCGAGTACGCCGAGGTGACGAACTTCACGGGACAGACCCAGCAGTTGCGCCTGGAGTTCTGCGGAACGCCTGGAACCGTGTCTTTGCAAAAGACAGGTGGGTGCGATTCCAACTCGCGCCTGTACTACATCCCGGTGAACTACAACGGTGTTAACCGGTTCGTTGAAGGCTGCATCCAGCTAGATCAGTACCCCACGTGCAACTGGGTCTATCAGGCGTTCGCCAATGCGGTTGGTCAGTCGCAGGTGGATATCATGGGGTGGAAGACGAACTCGCTGACCGAGCTGCCGCTTCTCAGTGCGGGAATCGATGCAGGACAGGCGGTCGGAAACGCAGCCCTGCGCCTTGACGTTCCCGGTATGGCCAACGCGGCAATCGACGGAGGCCAGGACTTGGTCAACACCTATGCAGCAATCTCCAAGGCGAGCCGCCAGCCGAACACGACGCGAGGGGGAACCAACTCCACGGCGGGCCTTGTCAACATCGGCTCCTACACCATGGGCATCCGCAAGTACACGTGCCGAGCAGAGATTGCGCGTCAGATCGATGACTTCTTCTCGGTGTACGGGTACCTCGTGTCCATAAACAAGGTGCCGAACATCACGGGCCGGGCCTCTTGGAACTACGTCAAAACCAACGGTTCTGCGGTCACGGGCCGTGCGCCGTCGGATGTGCTCTCCATGATCAACGCTCTTTTTGACAGGGGCTTGACATTCTGGCATACTGATGACATTGGTAACTACGCACTGCCCAACGGCATAGTTTAGGAGGCATGAATGGATTCGCTTTACAATTGGACTCGCATCCCGAACGGAGGGATTCCCAAAGGCCTGAAAGGCAACAAGGTACAGCAGGAGAACGACTACCTGAATCAGGATACCTACCTGGCTTACATGTGGCGCCTATATGACCTCGCTATCAGCGTGTTCGAATGGAAGAACCTCCCCGAGGGGATCAACGAACGCCAGATGGAATGGTGGCTTCTCCGGAACGGTGCATTCGTTTTCCTCTACGACGAGGCGATCAAGGACGATCCCTACCAGCGCAGCCCCGAGGGCTACGCCGTCATGCAGGTGCTTCTCCAGGGAGGCTTCGATATCTACAACATCCCCAAGGAACGAACGGCGTATTCTGTTGACCCGCAGCACAACAACATCCCCTGCGATATCACCAACTCGGTGATCTGCTTTAATAACAACACCCGCACCCCGACCTTCCTAACCCTTGACCTCTATGCCAAGATGCTCTGGCAGTGCGAGCGTACCGTGTACACCAACGTCGCCCAGCAGAAAACACCGCGCATAGTCAAGTGCACCGAGAAGCAGAGGCTATCGTTGCAGAACCTCTTCGCCCAGGTTGATGGCTTTATGCCTGTGTGCTGGGCCGATAAGGACTTGGACTTGACCGGCGTGGAGGTGCTGGACACGGTGTCTCCTTACGTGGCAGACAAGGTGCAGATAGTGAAGCACCAGATCTGGAACGAGGCGCTCACCTTCCTCGGGATCGAGAACACCAATTCCGACAAGAAAGAGCGCATGGTATCGGACGAGGTGCTGAACAACATGGGCGACGTGGAGGCCCAGAGGTTCACGCGCCTCAATGGCCGCAAGCAATTCTGCAAGGAGGTCAACGAGCTGTTCGGTCTTAACATCGATGTTGAATTTCGGACGGGAATTTACATCAGGGGAGATGGGGATACGTTCGAAGAAACTGATGGTATGGAGACGCCGGACGATGAAACCGAGTTTGGGCAGTCTCTTTGGAAGAGGATGAAGAAGGCATTGAAGGGAGGGAAGTAAATGAGCAAGTACACGACGGAGCTTAGGTTTATCGTAGAGCAGGGATTGCAGTCTAGGCTTGTGGAGAACATCGAGGCTAACTGGCCTCTTATCTACTCGGATATCGGCCTTGATGATTATCCGATTTTCCAGGAGGCATACCGCGAGACGCTTAACAACAAGATCATACGCCACTACTACACGCGAGAGATTGGGGCGGAGACGGTTGGCCGTTGGAAGATGTTCGTGCGTGATGCGATGTATCTGATCATGCCGTACTATAATCAGCTATACGAGTCGGAAGTTCTGGCCAAGAACATGGAGCCTTTGGGAGACCGCAATATCCAGAACGTCGACAAGGCATTCGGCTCTTCCACGACGGACTCCACATCCACGTCCGACACGACCGACGTATTCCAGGACACGCCTCAAAATGAGATGATCCCGGCTCAAATCAAGAATCTCCAGTATGCCACGAACGTCACCATCGACTCGGGGACTGGTACGGGGCATGCGAGCGGTACCTACGAGAACACGGTGAACCACAACGAGTCGGGGTACGTGCGCCCCCAGGCCGAGCTTCTGCGCATTTACCGAGACACGTTCCTGAATATTGACAACGATGTAGTGCATGATCTAGAATTAGCCCAATGTTTCATGACGATATGGTAAAGGAGGGCAATATGTTGTGCGGGTTCCCGTCTAATCGAGTTCTTCCATCTGCATATGCAGATGAAATTTCGTATTACGAACAACTAAATAATTTATGCAAAAAAGTAAATGAGGTGATTGAAGAATTTAATAGTCTAACTGATACTTATGTCACCATAGATTTTTTTACAACATCTCAAAATAACCAAGATAAAGATTGGGGGGATAAATTAGCAAATAATATTTCTATCGTTTTAAATGAATTAAATTCAGAAGTATATAGGTTGGAAGAGTTAATTAAAAAGGCGACAGTTGGAAAGGTGATAGTATTTGATCCTACTTACGGAATAAAAAATAGGCCAATTGAACAGGTAATAAGAAACGTATATGGTTGGTTGCGATATTATGCTGACTATGCTGGAACCATTGACAACCTGCAACTATCAGTTACCGTCAGAGACGGATATAATCTTACAGCGAAAGTATTTGATTTGTATAATATGCTATATTATAGCAAAGAAAATTTACCAAACCCAGACCCGTGTGTTAATAATTACGTAATGAAAAATGACATATTGGCTTGGTATTTTGAACACGGAGGCGAACGAAATGAGTAGCACAAATCATACTAAAAACTTTAATTTTCCACAATGGGCGGGAAGCGACTATCCATCGTTTATTAACGACCTGAACCCAGCTTTTCTTACGATTGATACAACGTTAAAGAGCAATAGCGCTGGTGTTGACAATGCACAGAAGGCGGCTGAAGCTGCACAACAAGCGGCCACAACCGCACAAAAGGCGGCGGAAGCCGCACAGAAGGCGGCTAAATCAAGTGTTGATCTTTTGGTTGCAATGGGTATTACCAACAATGCAACAGCAGTTGCATTTGCCGGTAAAGTTAATAATGCAATACCTAAAAATAATGTTCTGGCAGAATATTTTGATCATAAGGAGAACTAAATGAGCTACTCCGAAGAAACCCCTAATTACAACCTGCCCCTTTATCTAGCTGATGATCGTCCGTCGTATTTGGGCGACTGGAACGAAACTATGAATAAAATAGACTCCACAATGAAAAGTAATGAAAGCTCTAGCAACAATAACGAAGTAGCAATTGCTAACCTCAAAGAGTATGTTGATAATACAACAACAACCCTTAACAATAGGATGGATGGGATTGAAACAGACGTTACTAATAAACTTAATAATGTCTATACTAAAACTCAATCCGACGAACGTTTTGTTAAAGTAAAGAGTGTGAAAAATGTAGTAATCATTGGCGACAGTTATTGCACCGATGATAACGGCAGAACGTCTATCCCGACACAAATGAAAACGTTTGCGTCGGATTGGAACATTCTAAATTACTCTGTAAGCGGTACAGGGTTTGTTTCAACGAACGGAACCACCAATTTTAACGTGCAAATTAATAACGCAAAAGCCGGTGTAGCTAATACCGCCGATATTGATTATGTGTTGATTATAGGCGGGCGAAATGATGTTCAATCAGCGTCAACAATTAAATCTGCCGCAATTACGACTATTAAAAATGCTGTAGATTCCTTTGTAAATGCTAAAGTGTGTGTATTTCCCTGTCTATGGCACTGGACTCACCCTATATATTCGCTGATGGAAGCTAATGTGGCTATCTCTGACGCAGCTAAAGAGAACAAGTGTTTCTGTGCTAAGGGTTGTTACACCTGGGGAATTGGAGATGAATCTGTCTATTATATTGGTGGATCGGATATTCATCCTAATCCAGCTGGATCTTTGTTTATGGCGCATATAATTTATAACGCTGTAAAATATGATAATGCTGATACTTTTAGGGATCGAAACGAATTGCATGGGAACCTGCAATATTCCATGATAAACGGCGCAATTTACTTGCAAGGGGCGCATGGCTTTAACGTAAGTGATAGTAATCTAATAGATACGGTGCCTTCGTGGGTAGTCCCTGTTGGAAAAAACGTATACTTTGGTATTGTCTATTCATTGGACGATGGTGCAGCAAATGGCGTTCAAATCATGCAAAATGGAAGAATGCAAAAGTATCAGGGAGATTCGGCATCCGGCTCTCTCGGGCTGTGTTTCAATCACAGTTTGCCGATAACAATTTAATATGCTAGACGAACCAACAGGCGGAGGCAATCCCAACTTCTGGACAACGTTCAAAGGCCGGTACACTCTCGTACCGGCCGCCTCGGCCACCTTCGACAAAGACGTTGTCATGTTAAGCTGCACCAACGACGTGCAGATAATCGGCGATTGCGACCTGGCGGCTTACGTCGCCGGGTCGGCAGTGGCCACCCTGCCCCAGGAGTGCTGGCCCGGGAAAGTGGTCAAAGTTCCAGTGGTTGCAAACGACGGAACGGAGGATAGAATTGCAACCCTTACCGTTAACCTGGATGGCACTATCACACTTCCCTTCGACTACACGACAGGCCACGTTTACTTCTCGGGCATTAACTTCAACATTTCGGACAACTGGTACTAAGGAGGTATAGAAATGAATGTTAACGATATTGTCACTCTTATTGGTAGTCTGGGCTTCCCTATCGTTGCATGCGTGGGCATGTTTTACCTGTACAATCATACTCTTAAAGACTTTACAGCTACTCTTGGAGACATTGTTACGCAGATTAAGGAACTAAGGGAGGATATCCGGGAGCTTGTGAGCGGAGGCAAGAATGCTTAGGGGCATCGACATATCGAGCCACCAGGGAGATATCGACCTGGCTCCTCTAGCAATCGACTTCGTTATCGTGAAGGCTACCGAGGGCACCGGTTACGTCAATCCTTACTGCGACCCTAAGGTTCAACAGGCGAAGAACCTAGGCCTGTGTTGGGGATTCTACCACTTCGCGGGAACAAAGGGGGCCGTTGAGGAAGCTACGTACTTCATCAACAACTGCAGCGGATACTTCTCCGAGGGCATCCCCGTGCTTGACTGGGAGGGCGAGCAGTCGGTCGAATGGGTGAACACGTTCGTCCGCACGGCACATGATCAGACGGGCATCTGGCCCTGGATTTACGCGAATCCTTGGCGGTTCAACCAGGGCGGGGTGGAGGCTAATTGCGCTCGGTGGGTGGCACAGTACCCGAACGTTATTCGCCCTTCTCTTGATTATGACCCTGGGGAGCCTCCGGCAACGGATGGGTTGGTAGCTTGCTGGCAGTACGCGAGCGATGGCAATGTGTCCGGATACGACGGCAACCTGGACGTTAACCACTTCTTCGGGGATAGGGCCGCATGGAAAAAGTACGCCGGAGATGTTTACGCGGGCGAACAATTGTCGACCCTGGAAAACTCCGAATACAAGGTGACAATCGAGAAGAAGTAGGGTATACTGTACTTGCGCCGCAAGGTAAGTTGGTTTCTCGCTTGGTGGGGCACAGGGTAAGACCTGCACCCGGCGATACGGAGAAGCGCCCGCTCCGTTCCTCCCCTTTCGGTTAGCCCCCTTATGCGAGGGCCGCCGTCTTGCATGGCATGATCGGCGGCCTGTCGCATCCTAGCATAAGGAGGAGACTATTTCTAAGTACTGGGACATACCGAGAACGGCTTCGCATAACTGCCTGTTCAACTTCATCCTCGGCATACGAGGAGCCGGCAAAACATACGGCCTGCTTAAGTACTTGATAGAGCGCAATATCAAGTACGGGTACAACTTCCTCTATCTGCGCAGAAGCGAAGAGGAGCTAAAACCCCTCACTACCTCCAAGCAAGGTCGCCTGTTCAACCACGTGCAAGTAGAGTTCGAGGGCCACGCTCTTTGGACGGAAGCTAACGTGCTCCACATGGACAAAGAAGTAATAGGCTACGCCCAAGCTCTGTCGACTGCTCGAAAGATGAAGTCAGACGCAGTTATCAACGTGCGCGATATCGTTTTCGACGAATTTATCATTGACACGACCACCTCGCAGCAGCGCTATATTGCAGACGAGGTAACAGCCTTCTTCGAGCTGTACGAGTCGGTAGCTCGTCCTGGAGCGCGTGACTACGACGTGCGCTGCTGGTTTCTGGGGAATGCCATCTCGCAGACGAACCCGTATTTCGACTACCTTGACTTGTCGATGCCATTCAAATCGGACATTTGGAAACGCGACGATATGCTGGTGCAACTAGTGGCACCCCCGGAGCTTATCGAGGCGAAAAAGAACACGCGGTTCTACAAGGCGCTTGGAGACTGCGCGTATACAGCTTACGCGACCGAGAACAAGTTTCTGCGTGACCGTGATACGTTTATCGCCAAGAAGAGCAAGGACGCGGAATACCAGTTCACGTTTATCTACTACGATGACTTGATCGGTGTTTGGAGGGACTACAGAAACGGCTGTTATATACTTAGCGATAGCGTTGACAAGCAGTGTCGAACGGTGTATGCTGCTACTACAGAGACACACGAACCGAACTCATTGTTGTTGAAGGGCTTCAAGAGTTCGAGGAATTTGAAGGACTTGAAGAAAGCTTATGACATGGGTGCGGTTTACTATGAGAACCAATCATTGGGGACGAAGTTTCGGGATATTGTGAGGATGGGGCTATGAAACCATATAAAGATATTATCGCAATAATATATGAACACGGTTACAAATCTCTTGCAATGGATCTTGACAAACCCGAATACGAGGAAGATATTACAATCCTGGGAACGGTAAATCTTCTCGCAAAGAAACTGATAGAGTGCGATAAGCCAGACATAATTATAAATATCGGGAAATTGGATTAGCCATAAGAGTCTTTCTAACACATAAAGAAGCAGCAAATTATCTTAATGTTAATCTCTCGCGTATCACACACCTTATAAATAGTGGAAAGATTCATAGAGTGATTGACGAAGATGGAACAAGTATTGTTAGTAACGAAAGTGTTGTAAACTACAAAATAAGTCGTAAAGTTAGAAGGCCGAGGAAGTGTGATTAAATGGCTGAACTTGTTATCATAAATGCCAGACGCAAGAACCAGGCGGAGAATGCCTATATAGGCACCATTGGCCAGGATGGGTATATCTACTTCAATGATGACATGTTCTACCGATTTAAGACGGAGGGCACGTGGGAGCAGAACGTTTATGTTCTGAATCGTTTTAGGCATTCATGGACTAAGTGCCAGATATTCGAGAAGATATCGGCTGTGAACCTGAACAACGGGTCGGGGTCTACCGCACCTGGCGGGTCTGGCGTCGAAGGAGCCGTGCAATGGGCAATCTCGATTGCAGATGACCCGTCCCACGGCTATGATCAGCCGACGCGTGACGGGGGCGTTGACTTCGACTGCTCTTCCTTGGTGTCGTGGTCTTTTCGTGAGAACGGATTCGAGGTGCCTTGGCCTTCTCCTTCCACCTATACTATGCGCTCGATCTTCCAGGGGTTGGGGTTTCAGTGGATTCCTGGCAACCCGTCCGCTGATCAGCTTGTGCGCGGGGATATCGTCTTGTTCGAGGGATCGCAGCTCCAAGGCACGGGGCACGTGGAGATTTATATCGGGCAGCAGCAGCTTGTGGGAGCTCATATCAACGAGTTTGGCGGCATTGCGTATGGGCAGCCGGGGGATCAGACAGGCAATGAGATAAGTGTTGGGGCTTACTATCGGGGGAGCTGGAACGGGGTTTTGAGATGGAATGGGTAATTGGGATTGTGGCGTTTTTTGTGCTGGTGCTTGGTTTGGGATTATGGTTATGGCGTTGATTGTTGGTGGGAGGGATGAATGATGGAAGGATTCTTGAGCGGGGTTTGGTTCGGTATTCTGATCTGTTTGTGTATCGAGTGCATGTGCGTTGGACTGTGGTGGATGATCAACGATAGGTGGAAGTAATGGTTAAGAACGATATTTACGATATGGCCGAGGACTTTATCTGGTTTCGGCTCAAGTGGGGCCTGATCGTTTTGGCAAGTGTTACCGGGACGGTAGCAATTGGATTATTCTTGCTTTGGATAACCGGGAACTTGCCTTGGTAAATGTTACTGGAATACGTATTCTGGAAGGAGAATAATGAAATTGCACGAAGAGCAGATTACAGCGTTGGTGATTTGCGTTGTGATCATTGGGTGTTTTATAGTTGCACGATATATGTGGTTGTAGAGGGAGAAGGATAATGATGTGTGTATACAAACGTAGAAGTTGCTTGTTGGTGAGTGGTATTAACAAGGGGTCTAGTAAACTCACTCTTATACG